CAGAATATTTGGTTTGCACCTATTTCCATAAATATATGATGGAGATTACGCAATGACCGTTGAAGCCACAGATATTGAAAAGAAAAGCCTAGAAGCGCATGTGGAACTCTGTGCCGAACGCTATAATGCACTCGAAGACAAAATGTCCGCTATGAGTGACAGCATTGCTCATCTTTGCGACATGGTCCAAGATGTTAAATCCAGTGTCAGTAAATTAAATGAAAAAAGTACCGATAGATTAATTGGGTGGGGCATTGGTATAATTGGATTTTTAACAGCCACAATAGGTTGGCTATTATCTCACTACGTTTTAAAATGAAATCAGATCAAGATTTTGACCGCATGTTCCGACAGGAATTCAAGGACATTACCCCCAATTTAATCTGGAAAAATGACTCGGGTGAGTACGAAGCATTTGGAAGATACCGCATTGTTCCTATGCGTCCAGGATATAAAATATTTTGCTCGCACACAGAAGTAGGCATTTTTAACAGCACTAGATCAGCCCTGAGTTGGTGTATAGCCGATAAAAATCAAGCCTACAACACTGCACGTGAACTGCTGACTGTGGATACAAAATTAACGGCTCTTACGCAAGACATTGCAGTACGGGCCGCAATAGGCGATCGCAGTAAAAACCCACAACTGCGTGAAACCATTTTAACCAAGTTGGAAAGTAAGATTATACAGAAAAAGCTGTTGGAAAATCAACTGACCAAATGTGTAAACTGGGCTAAATATATTCAACAACAAGGATTCGATAATGAAACTCAACGAATTAGCCGTGGCCGATCCAACAAAGCAGGCCACTAAAGTATTTGAAAGTTATTTTGGCAATAGCGTTAAATTTGACCAAATTAGCCAGCCACAAGCTCGTGGTATGCTCAAACGTGTTCGCAATTTAATTTCTGAACACCGCAGAACTCCTGGGTTCCATCGCAGTGAACGCAATCCTGCCTATTTAAAATTGGTCATGATGGAACAGGCCCTGGCAACTCAAGCCACTGCTACCACAACCAATCCTCAAGCACAGGCTGGTCTAATGGCAGCTCAGCAACAGCAGAAGAAGCGTCAAATTCAAGACACTATCAAAGCTAAACAAGCTGAAATTGCTCAATTGCAAAAAGCAATGAACGATCCTACTGCCGCAATGCCAATGGCCGAAAGCCGTCGTGCTCGTCGTTTGCGCGAAGCCAGTGAGATACAACAAGCTCAAGTTGTATTGGCCGCACAAGACATGGTGGACCAAGTGCAAAAAATGAGTGAACAAGTCAGTGCCATGCAGTTCAAAGATTTGCCTGCATTGATTGATCAGATCAAGAACGAAGTTGGCGTTGATCAAGCTACTCAATTCAACGGTGATGCCAGTGCCGCACTCAGCGGTCTATTACAAAACCTCAGTGGTGCCAAGCAACAGTTGGAAGCCGCTCTTGGTGTAGTCACCGGACAAGCTCCACAAGTTCCTGGCACAGACATGGGCATGCCAGCACCCGGGGAAGAACAAATTGATGTTGATGCTGAAATCCCAACACCCGATGGTGAAGAAGATATTGATGCTGAAATGGATGCTAATGTTGCACCAGTTGGTCTAGGACGTGAACGTAGATAATGTTAATACGCGAAGTAGCTGATCCTAATTCACAAAAACTGGCTGCCTTAAGCCAGTTTTTGCTTGGCCGTAGCGAAGATGAATCAGCAACAAAACAAATCAGTCAAGACGCATTTATTGATTTGGCAAAAAGTTTGGGCGTGAATGTTACTCCAGACAATCTAGGCGACCTAATCAGTCAAGAACCGTTGAGTAATATTCTTGATCCGTTGGAGCCAAATTCAGGTGTAGTCCGTTTCAAAGGCAACACCGAAGCCGAAACCGGAATGAGTGTAGACCAAGCCAGGGCAGTAGTAGATTCAAATGCTAAAGCTGCTATGAAGCGGCGCCAATAACCAAAACCGTTGTAAATAATCAAGCAGTGTGTTATAATGTACAAAGGAGTATATAATGGCCTATTCAGAAAAAGTAATCGATCACTACGAAAATCCACGCAATGTAGGTAGAATGGAAATCGACGACACAGTGGGTACCGGCATGGTTGGCGCTCCTGCTTGCGGTGATGTAATGAAACTGCAAATCAAAGTAGAAGAAGGAATTATTGTAGATGCCAAATTCAAAACATACGGATGCGGGTCAGCAATCGCCAGCTCAAGTCTTGTTACTGAATGGGTCAAAGGAAAAACGCTTGACCAAGCAGGAACGATTAAAAATTCGGATATTGCTGGAGAACTTGCCTTACCACCGGTTAAAATACATTGTAGCATACTTGCAGAAGATGCTATAAAAGCCGCAGTAGCAGACTACAGAAGTAAACACTGATGATTTCTGCTACCCCAAGAGCCGCTAGTAAAATAGTCAGCAATCTAAGCCGACGCGGTGCTGGCATTGGTATCCGTTTAGGCACAACAACTACCGGTTGCTCTGGGTTTGCTTATGTGTTAGAATATGTAGATACTCCGCAAAACACAGATATTGTGTACGACTCGGATGGATTTAAAATCGTAGTAGACCCAAAAGATCAAATAATTTTAAATGGACTAATAATCGATTATGTCCGCGAAGGACTCAACGAAGGATTTCAATTCAACAACCCTCAAGAACGAGACCGCTGTGGATGCGGAGAATCATTTAGGATCTAATGTACAACCCAAAATTTAATTATCATGAATTAAGTAGAACCACGGAAGAAGGCAAACGTTTATATTCTACTCCAGATGGTAGCCGAGTTCCAAGCGTTACAACTATCCTTGACAAAACCAAACCAGCAGAATCACGAGCCGCATTAGAACAATGGCGCAAGAATGTAGGACATGCCAAGGCACAGCAGATTACCACAGAAGCTGCCAACCGTGGTACTAGAATGCATACCTACTTAGAACATTATGTAAAAAACAATGAACTAAAAGAACGTGGTACAAATCCATTCGGGTGGGCTAGTCATGCCATGGCGCAGACTGTGATCGAAGATGGGCTTGTAAACGTTGATGAATTTTGGGGTGTAGAGATTCCCCTATACTTTCCCAAGCTGTATGCAGGAACTACAGACTGTGTAGGTATACATCAAAAAGATCAAAGTATTCTAGACTTTAAACAGACCAACAAACCCAAACAAGAATCTTGGATCACTGACTACAAATTACAACTTGTGGCCTACGCACTTGCCCACAACGAAGTGTACGGAACCAACATACGCAAAGGCGTAGTTTTAATGTGTGTAAAACCGCCTGTAGACGATATGGGTAACCCATTGGCCCGCCCTGTTTACCAAGAATTTGTACTAAAACCTGAAGATTTTGACTACTGGGCCGACCAGTGGTGGAAGCGTTTAGAGCAATACTACCTGCAAGCCTAACCAGCTAAATACTGGATAGAATTCAAGGACGACTAAATTGGCTATTGTACAAATCTCCCAAATAACAAACCGTAAAGGGTTAAATGTTGACTTACCGCAGTTGGCCGGTGCAGAACTAGGCTGGTCAACAGACACACGTCAACTATACATTGGCAATGGCACACTAGAAGATGGTGCCCCAGTTATTGGCAACACTGAAATTCTTACACAATTCAGTGATATTTTAAACTTTACCAACACTTACACCTACAAGGGCGAAGCCGCTGGCTATACTGTAGAAACTGGACCCACAGCCGGAACACCAGTAACACAAAGTTTACAAGCATGGTTGGATCAATTTGCCACAGTCAAAGACTTTGGCGCCACTGGCGACGGTGTCACTGATGATACTGATGCTATCAATCGCGCATTGTATCAATTGTACTGTAGAGAAATTAATCCGCAAATACGCCGTAGTTTATTTTTCCCTGCAGGTGTATATCGTGTCACCAGTTCTATCAATATTCCTCCTTATGCCACATTGTGGGGCGAAGGCAGCGACAATAGTTTAATTGTTATGGACGAAGGCGTAAATGATTATGTAGGTCGTACCGCAGACAGTTTACAAAATATAGGAGTAAACATCGGCGATGCTGGCGCAATAACTCCGCAATACGTTACCATTACTAACATGGGATTCACGCACTCTGATCCTACTCAAGATGTGTTTTTGATACAAGACGCCACCAACTGCCGTTTTCAAAATGTAGGGTTCCGTGGAGCTTCTACGTTGGCAGATCTTATAAGCGATGCAAATGGTTCCATTGGCGTCAGTTTTGCCAGTACCAGCAGTCTTGTTTGTGAACAAATTACGTTAGATGGTTGTGTGTTTTCTGGTCTGGTGTGGGGTATCAACACCAATCAACAAACAAAAGCAGTCACGGTCTCCACAAGCCAGTTTGATGTTTTATATAGAGGTGTTGTGTTAGGCACAGCCGCTACAACCAATGGTGGTCCAACTGGTACAAGAATTGTGGGCAACATGTTTGACAATGTGTATGCTGAAGGTATTATATTTGGTAGCAATCTTGTGTTGGCAATCAATGCCAG